ATGCCACAATTTCTATGTGGGCAGATAACACTTTGACACAATTAGCAGCCGAAGCCGAAGCCGAAGCAACCGCCACGCAAAAAGCGGCACTGCTGGCAAGGCTAGGCATTACTGCCGATGAAGCAAAACTACTACTGCAATGATTTACCCAGCAGGTACAAACGCGCGGTTGATCGAAGTTGCAGTAGCTGAAATTGGCACTGTTGAAACAGGCGACAACCTAACCAAATACGGCAAATTTACCAAAGCCGACGGGTTGCCCTGGTGCGGTTCATTTGTCAATTGGTGCGCAGATCAGGCAGGTGTAAAACTGCCGTCAATGGTTGGCACGGCAGCGGGTGCGCATAAGTTAAAAGAAGTGCAACGTTGGTCAAACATGCCGCAGTTAGGCTATTTGGCATTCATGGACTTTCCACATGACGGTGTTGATCGCATTTCACACATTGGAATTGTTGTTGGACTTATTGACGAAAAGACTTGCATAACAATTGAAGGCAACACCAGCGGTACAGGCGATCAGCGCAACGGTGGCATGGTCATGGTCAAGGTTCGAAGTTATGCCAAAGGAAAAGAAATTGTTGGATTTGGTATTCCAAAATTTGTGCCCTACAAAGGCGACTACCCAATCGTTGCTTTAACTTCGGGAGACAAACCAAAGAAGGAGAAAAAATGGACAAAGCCAAAGCCCTAGCAGCATCATGGGCAAGATCGTTTATGGCAGCCGCACTTGCCTTATACATGGCAGGTGTAACTGACCCAAAAACTTTAGCAATGGCGGGCGTTGCAGCAGTCGCGCCCGTCGTATTGCGCTGGTTAAATCCGAACGATTCGGCGTTTGGTTTGACTGGTAAATGAGCGTTACGGAATGGGCGGCAGCCATTGGGGCAGCCGTTACGGTTTTGGCTGGCGTCTATTCCGTACTGCGCATAATGATCAAATCCTTACTATCTGAATTTAAGCCAAATGGTGGTACTTCGTTGAAAGATCAGGTCAATAGAATTGAAGCGCGTTTGGATTTATTGTATGAAGTTTTTGTTATAGCTAAAGACACGCCCAAGAATAAGCGCAATACTTGACGGCGTGGCGTTGATGCTTCATTCTGAATGCAGGTGGTAGACCTATCGCCTAGATTCGGGAGAAATCAAATGATGCTAGACCTAACAGACCCAGCAACGCTTGGACGCGTAGTTGGTGCAATTATTGCAATGATCATAACTGCAGCCGTTGGATACGCTGCTGGACACAGAGACGGCAGCCGTGAAGGATACACACGCGGGCGCGCAGTAGCCCGTCACTCAATAACACGCAAGGCGGTTAAGTAATGAACGCCGAAAAGGAATTATTGTTGTCATTACTGATCGAAAAGTATTCAGTAAAAAAAAATGAAGTCGTTGTTTATGAAACCGTAAATCAACGGGTTGATCGCTTTATTGCCTCAAAAGGAAAACGTCGCAATAGTCCCCATGCTTGGACGGCTGCCGAGAAAGAATTTTTATTAGAGGCACGAAAACAAGGTATGGGTTGGTCAGGCATTATTAAACAACTGCAATTGAGTAAGTCACAAGTAAGCAGCATGCACTATTGCTTGACACACCGTAAAAACAAGGCGGTCAAATAAATGGGCTTTCTGGATAACTACGAAGCAAGCCGCGAACGCCTAGAGCGTTGGCTAAAGACTTTTCCGACTGGACGCATTGAAACCCGCATTGTGGAATTTAGTGCCGAAAATGGCTATGTCCTAGTTGAAGCCAAAGCGTTTACAAAAGAATACGACACACTGCCAGCAGGCATAGATTTTGCGTATGGCTATCAAGGCGCATACCAGCAAAACATGAAACGCTGGTTTGTCGAGGACACAGTCACGTCGGCAATTATGAGAGTGCAGCAGTTAGTCATGGGCGGTGCTGAAAGATCAACCCGTGAAACAATGGAGCAGGTAGAAAAAACACCAGCTAAAATTGCAAACGCTGAACCCGATTATTGGAACACTAAATTTGGCGAAGTGCCAAGTTACAAAACTGCAGCCGAGGCTGAACAATCAGGAATTTTGTCACTTGGTTCATCAATGGACGAAATGGCTCAGCAACTAGGTAACACACTTATTGCCGAAGCCCCACAATGCATTCATGGTCACCGTGTTTGGAAAGAAGCAGCCAAAGGCTCACCTAAGATGTGGGGCGGTTATTTCTGTGTTGAGCGCACAAAAGCAACGCAATGCACGCCGAATTGGTACGTTCTTAGATCAAATGGTAAATGGGAAAGCCAAGTCTCATGAGTGACATGATCGAGGTCATCAACCCGCGCACCAAAACATGTACCTTGTTGCAAAACGGTGAAGTCATTGCAACCTACAAAATGGAGCAATGCGACAAGTGCAGCCAGTTGTCAAAGTTAGATAATTTTGGCTACCAAAAAGGTTATGACAACACTGACAATGTCATTTGGTTTTGTGGTGTCTGTAGATGAAAATACAGATTAGCCGAACAGATGAATTGACATGCTTAAAGGCTGCTATTTCGTTTATTGTAAACGGTGACGAAACCCTAGACAATGATCGCCGATACAACCGATCGCTTACATTTTACGAACGCGTAAATGAATTAGCAGAATCTATTGCAAGTGAGTTGGTAGTCGCCCGACATTTAGGTTTTGACTATGACCCGTTTGAACCCAAAATGAAAAAGAAGGCTGACGTTGGAGACAAGTTTGAGGTCAAATGGACTGAACACATTAGCGGTCAATTGATCGTGTATGAGTACGACCGACCCACTGACATTGCAATTTTGGTGACAGGTACACACCCGCATTATTACATCGCGGGCTGGATTCCAATTGCAGTTGCACAAAAGCCACGTTTTCGCAGTGATCGCCAACCTACTTGGTGGGTCAGTCAAATGAACCTGCAACCTATTGAAAATTTAAGGAAATCCATTCATGGACACAATCCAGTTTGAGTGCAGGATTTGCAAAAAGGTAACTAAACAGCTAATTCGCAAGGTTACTGACAACCTGCCCTACGGCACGGAAGTCATACAATGCACCAAGTGCGAGGTCATGGGCGTTGCAGCAGTTGGTAATGTCAAATGAATAGTTATACACAGGCGTTATCCACAGGCGTGCAAAACTTGTGGGACACGCTCAAGGGCAAGCGTAAAGTTATTAGCTACTTGACAGGTGGGTGTACGCTGAAGCATACAAACAACAACAGGAATTTCATCGTTTCCCAGAATGATCTTTCAGTGTTAAAAGTAAAAGATAAAAAAATAAAGATAAAAAAACGGCTGGTGCTGATCGCTTTACTAATCATCGCGGTGCAAGGGGCAGATACTGCAACCGCTGCTAAATACTCAGTAGATCATTTAAAGTTGTATGCTCATTCAAGGATTCTAAATTGGGTTGAATTTCAATGCTTTAATAAAATCATCACCAAAGAATCTAGGTGGTCATACACTGCCAAGAATGGTAGCCATTACGGACTGGGTCAGATGAGGTCAAAGTATTACCGAGACCTTGACCCTTATCGTCAGATAGATACAACAATCAGCTACATTGCCAACCGATACCAAACCCAATGCAATGCGTGGAACTTCCACATTAAACACGGCTACTATTAATGGCATCAGCACTTAAAGACAATGGCAGCACCAGTCAATGGCGCAAGATAAGGGCACTTATACTTGCAAGAGACGGTCACACTTGCCAGCAGTGTGGTGGTGAGGGTAATACAGTTGATCACATCATTCCAAGACATGCATTTGGTGAAGGTAATGCTGATCGTGCAGAAAATCTGCAAACGCTTTGCGCAAAATGTAATTATTCAAAAGGCGGTAGGTTTTTTTATAGCACACTGACACCCCTGACTCTCCCTGTTTTGATTCCCCCCAAAAACGACTCACAAAGCCACGATAATGACTAAGAAGGTCACAATAGGTCACAAGTTGCCCGTAGACGGCTCAAAAGGGCTTGAAACCGTTTTGGGTAGAGACACAGAAGGCAAAATGCCGCTATTTGGGGTAAATACGCCCAGAATCCACACGCCGCTTAACGATTTACCCAGTCGAGGGCTTGAATTGGTTGATTTAGCTATCAGCATTGGCGTGGAACTTATGGAATGGCAAAAATACGCGTTGGAGCATACGCACAAAGTCAAACCTGACGGACGCTGGGCACAACCTGTCAATGTAATTGTTGTGGCACGTCAAAATGGAAAATCATTTTTGCAGCAGATTAGAATTCTTGGCGGGTTGTTTCTTTGGAACGAGCCGTTGCAAATTGGGTCAGCGCACCGACTAGCAACAAGCCTTGAACAATTTCGGGCTTTGGTGCAGGTTATAGAAGGTAGTGATTACCTAGCAAAACAGGTCAAGCGTATTCGCTGGGCACATGGGGCTGAAGAAATAGAGACAACGAAGGGCACGCGCTTTATTGTAAAGGCTGGCGGTTCTGCCGCTCGTGGCGTAAGTCGCCCGTCTACCTTGCACCTAGACGAATTACGCGAAATGTCAGACATGGAAAGTTTTGCTTCATTGCGTTACACACTTATGGCTGCGCCCAATCCGCTTGTCATGGCGTACACAAATGCAGGCGATCATTCAAGTGTTGTGCTCAATTCTTTTCGCGAACGGGCATTGGCGCGCATTGCTGGAGCAAGTGATGAAATTGGGTATTTTGAATGGTCAGCACCAACTGACGAAATTAGCATTGAAAATGCAAGGCATGCCAACCCAGCATTGGGCATAACAATTCATGAGGATAACGTTCGAAGCGTTCTAAATG